ATAATCCTGCACGGACATCTGCCCGGCGGCAAACGACTGTGACAGTGCGCCGATTGCTGCGCTGGCCGCAACCTGATTTTCGTTCAGTCCCAGCATTGACGTGCCGACTTCCATCAGTGCCGAGCGGTATTCATCCGGGCCAATCATCCCCTGCTTAAATGCATCCTGGATGTCTTTAACCGCCTGCTGGCCGAGCTGCGCAGTCGTCCACTCTCTGAGCGTAATCGTGGCCTGCTGGTACGCTCCGGCGGTATCGCTAACGCTCGCCTGTAACTCGGCATAGGCATCACGCGCCGCCAAAATGGCCTGTTTGTCCGCAAACTCGGCCTTTGCCGCCAGCTGTGCCTCAGACAGGATACCCAGCGCGCTGGCCATGCTCGCGGCGTGCTGGCGCATATCGTCCATGACAATCGTCCCAGCCTGCCACTCACGTATCAGGTCCGCTTCGTCCTGCGTCAGGTCTCCCGTGACTACCAGTAGAGAGAGCTTGGCGTCAATGTAGTCCTGATAACTGGCCGATGTCGAGATGATGCGCTGTTCCTGCTCTTCAATAGCGGCGTTAATCCGCTCGTCTTCCGTAACGAGCAGCGCCGCAGTCTCAGCAGCATCGCGGACAATCTGCATGGCGCGAGCGAGTATCTCGCTATCCCCCGCCTTGCGCTTGAGTGTGTCCCAGAAATTCGTGACGGCGGCTTTCATTTGCTTGATTTGGCCGGCGTTGGTCTCCCAGGTATTGCCCAGTACTGTCATGCGCTCCTGCAGGCCCTCGATAACAGCCTGGTCGAACGCGTCCCCGTCAAAGCCCTCGTCATTCAGTTCTCGGACGCGCTCCATGACGCCTTCCACGCTCAGCCCCAGGCTGTCGAGGCGCTGAATGCTGTTGTTGGAAAACGTCAAAATGACCTGTTGCATGTCCAGGCCGAGTGTCGAGACAATGGTAGCCAGATCTACGACCCCCTCCTGAGTATCAGCCAGCCCCAAACTGATGATGTCGAGACCAGACCGCATGAGTTCCGCGTCGCTCACCATGCCATGCGTGGCGGCGCGCATTTGCCCAAGCAGCACGTCGGGCAGCATCCCGGCATTGTCAGCTACGTTGGCGAACTGCTCCGCCAGTAGGTCCAACTGCGCACCCTCGGCAGCAAAATCGAACGCACGTTTGGCGACCAGCCCAGCGCCCGCGACAATGCCGAGAGCGCCGGCAGTTTTAGCCAGCGCCCCCTTGACAGCGACCAGGCTGTCTTTGGTTTTGCTGATTTCTGAGATGCCCTTTTCAACGTCCCTGAGCGCGGTTTTGCTGGCGCTCGGGACCAGGACGTCAATCAGGATTTGCAGTTTGCTTGTCGCCATGTATCACGTCCGGTAGCAGATGCTCAACGATGCGCCACGCATCCGGGTTGCTCTGCACCCATTGTACGGTGCGCCCGGCGGCCTGCCGATAGCCCCTGAACGCCCGATACACGTTGAGCGCAACATTGAGCCTGGTGAGCAGACCGGCGGGCAGTGTACGGATGTCTACGCCCCAATGCTCGTAGTTGAGAGCCATCGTCAACGTTGGCGGCGGTGGGGCATCGCGCCATGCGGCAGCAGCCGCCGCCGTCAAATCTCTTTTGGGACTGCGCTCATGGTCTCATTGTACAGCGTCTCGATACGCTGCCCCAGCCATTGCACAGCGGCGGGGTGCATGTCTCGCACACGGCGTCCGCCGTACATCCACACGCGCTTGCCGCTATCATCGCGCAGCACGCTGCACTCAGGCGCATTAATCCACCCGGCTTCGATGGCCGCGCGGAGAGCCGCCCCGTACCAGGCCGCGCCTGTGCGTGCCCGGATGACGGCAGCAGGCAGACGGGAGAGTGCTAGTTCAAACGTCTCCACGTCCGCCTGCAGCAATAGATTTTTCAGCCGAAACTCATCCTGCCAACTCATCAGGTAGCCGCTCCGGTGGTGATGTCATCCCACACGATGGTCACGTCCATCGTGACGATTTTGCCAGCAGCGTCCGGCATGTCGCGGGTGATGACGGTGGCATTGGTTGTCGAGTGTTTGATATTCCCGGCGGTATTCCCGGCCGGGTAGTACTCGCAAGTGCCCGTGCTACCCGGGGCAAGGGCACTCACCTTTGCCACGTCGCTGGCGCTCAGAGCCAGCGAGAATTGCAACTGGATGGTCTCATCGCCGGCCACGTGTTTTTGGTAGCCGCCGCACCGGTAGGTCAGGTCTTCCGCGCCGTGCGAAAAACTGGCCACCTGGATGCAATCTGTCGCGTTGTACGTTGTCCCGGCGAAAACTATTACAGGGGAGCCTTTATCGGCCATGTCTCACACTCCTACAGTATCCCGCGCCGTCACATCGGCTATGACTGCCCAATGGGCAGCGCCGCCGAGCATGTAGTCGCCGCGGGTTGTTATCCGATAGTCAATGTAATTGGCAATCGTCATCCCGTCAAGCGCCGTTTCCAGCGCGTCCATGAGTGCGGCGAGTTTGGCGTAATTCTGCGCGTTGTCGCCGTGGCTCACGGCGTCCACGATGATGACGTAGGTCGTGTGCCGCGCTTTGCTCTGGTCAATGCACGTACTGACCGGGGTGCCACGCTCTGCACCCGGGAGCACGGGAAACGCTACCGGCCCGTCAGCCAAATCAACGCTCTCCGGAGGGTAGTCGTAGTACCGCGCTACTCCGCTCACGGTGAGCGGTTGGAACGCTGCTATCCATTGTGCATTGGTCGGCATCGCGGTCATATCAATTTGATGTACGGGACGAGTAATTTGTCAACGTCGGCTGGGATGCCCGCCGGAACGGTTATCACCCCGGCATCGGGGATTGCGGTCACGTCGTACACCTGGGCATCACGCTGCCGGTAGTAGTAACCCGCCAGCCGGATAGTGGCATGCACGATGTCGTCCGGCGGCGTGGTGCTGTACGCCCAGAGAGCACCGAGGCCAATAAATGGCTGCTCGTCAGAATACAGCAGGTCATACCACGACACGGTTGCCCGCGGCAATATGCGTAGAGCATAATACGGAGGCCCGTCCAGCGGGACTCCAACAGCGTCTGATATTGGCAGGACATTACCAGACTGAGAGCCAATCCAGTAATTAACCGGAGGTGGGTCCGTGTAAAACCCACACGCATCACGCGGGAAAAACAGGTCTGTTCCGTGGATGTTGTCGTGCCAGATGTTAATGTTGGATACAGACACTGCCTCGAAAACCCTCCCCGTCCTGCGCTCAATTGCGGCCTGCGCCCTGTCTATCAGGGCGCTCAGCAATGTATCGTCAGCCGTCCCGCTGATGTCCAGGTATGTTTTTACGTCATCAACAGTGGCGTACATTATTCGCTCTGGATTTTCGCGGATTTTCGCTTCCGCGTCGGCTTGGCCTGCACTTTGGCGGCTACGCGCTCGACGTACCCTGCCCGCAGCCAGTCCACGCCCTGCGGCAGGTCAAACTCGTCGCCTGCGACATGGTGATGCCGCACCCCGTCAGGGGTGCGGCCAGTGAACGAAACTTTGGCGCGTACTCGCATGTATCACGCTCCTATTAGACCGGGTGCACGCCGTAGCCGATGGCGTCGGCAATCAGCACGGTGTACACCGTGCGGAAATACACCCACAGATTGACCATGCCAGTGCTGGCGTTACTGTACGGGTCGCGCACGATGGTAATACCCGGAGCCTCGCGCCAGCCGACGAAATACCAGTTGCCGAAATACACAGATTTGGCGCTGGAACCGACTGCGGCGGATTTGGACGAAAATGCCACCGGATAGCCAACCAGGTTGCGATTGCCACCCTGCGGGGTGAAATCGTAGATGAACGGGTTACCCTGCAGACTGATGACATCCCCGTAGGTACTGGAGCGCATCACCCAGCCCACAGAGCCACCATCGTCCAGATAATTGGCCACGGTGTCGTTGTATACGATGTCCTGCAACTCACCGGCGGCAATGGCGCTGTTGCTCGCGAAAGTCTTGAAACTGGTGCCGTTGGTGGCGACTTCGGTGAGCAGCAAATTGTTGTGTGTGTTTGCCATGCCGCGGGCGATGAAATCGGTCAGGAAGGACATCAGCCGGGCGTCTTCATCCGCAAGCAGTTCCTGGCTCAGCGGGATTTGTTTGGTGTATTTGCCCAGGGTCATGGATTTCTGGGCCAGGCCTGGAGTGTCTTTGTCGTAGGCCGCGCCCTCGGCGGTGCTCACGAAATCCCCGCCGCTGGTGTTGGCGTCAATCGGCACCAGCACGGTCGTCCCAGAGCCGGGGATGCGGCGCACACCAAGTTTGGTGGCCAACAGCGCCTCGCCGCGTTTGGCGATGATTTCGCCCAAGAAATCGTCAGGCGCAGCGTAGCCGCCGGCGGTGTCGGTGCCGATGACCATGTCCACAGGGTTGCTCGCTTTGAGCTCCAGCGCAGCGCCCTCCACCAGCAGGCCATCGGCCGGCTGGCCAGTGCGCACCCAGGCGGCGGCGGCCTTCGCGAAACTGTCGCCGCGGGTGCTGATGACAGCGGGCGCTTTGGCGACGCCGGAGCCGTCCAGGCGGAACTTGGCGGCAAACTCGCCTACCGCGTCAGTGGCGGCGGATTTTGCGGCATCACGGACGGCTTGTAGCATGGCGTCCATATCCAAAGCAGGGGGAGGGGCCTTCATCGGCTCCTGTTCATGGGGGGGGGTAGTTTTTTCGTTCATGTCAATTACTCCTTGTTCACTTGCTTTTGCTTCCACGGCATCGTCGGCCTTCGCGCGCTGCCCCAGCGCCTCTGCTACAGGCTCGACGATTGCATAATCATTAGCCGGTCTGCGCCAGTCGTTGGTGTCAAATACCGCCAACTCACCGACCGGCCAGACGTTAATCATCCCGGCCTCATCAACACGTACCAGATGCCCGACTGCCCCGGATGACGCCCGTACCGGCGCGCCCTTGGCGTGGGCAGTGATGACACGCTTCGCCAGGGGAGCGTCGTCCAGGTATTGCACGACGAACCAGTGCCCGCGGTCATCCATCCGGATGTATTTAGCCGTCCCGATAATATGCGGGGTCTCCTGCCATTGCCGCGGGTCGTCTGGACCGAACCCGTGGTAATAGGTCACTGGCAGCGTGTCGCCCACCTTGAGCCAGACGTCCGTTCCCGGGTGGAAGGCTTCCCCGTCATCGTCCTTGCCATCGTTTGGCCCGCCGAAGGGGATACCCAGCACCACTGCATCGGGCGGGCGCTCATCTACCCAGGGTACGGCGCGTTTGGCGCGTTCGTCTGTCTCAATGCTCCTGGTTGCATCAGCGTGTTTGGTAGCGATTTTACAGCGCATAGGCTCTCCGGAACAAAAAAAACGAGCGGCACAAACCACACGACACACGTCGCGTAGTCTGCACCGCTCGCCGCGGTCTCTGCAGATTGCAGTAATTATAGCATAATATTTAGCCAATGGCGCGGTCAATGACGCGTTTAATGGCACGCAACGCGTCATCCCGCCTGCGCTCCACCACCTGCTTAGTGGTATGCCAGCCCGTCTGTCTGTGGTAGCGCGTCTGACGCCGCGGGTCTTGCAGCAGCGGCCCGTAACTGCTATCGTTGGTGATGCGTGCCCGCCCACCGCTGACATGCGTTTGCCAGCGTTTGCTGTGCGTTTCGCTGTTCGGGGACATCCCGCGCCGGTACGGCACCTCAATTTCCCCGGCTCTCAGACGGGCAAAAAATCCCCGGCGCTGTTTGGCGCTTTTGAACGGCTGCGGCCTGTGGGCATTCGCTCCTGGCGGGTAGATTTTGGCCTCCGTCTCGATAATGATGGCGGCGGCTTGCGCGGCTGCCCTGAGCGTGCCAGCCCCTTCCAGAGCACGCAGTTTGCGCAGTATCTCGTCATCTCCGGTTATCCGCGTCATTCCGGTCGCTCCTGCACCCACCCCACCCCACACCGGCAGCGTGGATGAGCAGGCGGGTACTCCCCGTTGGTCTCGTTACCTGGCTGGATTGGTTTCCCGTTGCGCGGGGCGCAGATAGGGCAAACCAGTTCATCATTGCGCGTCATCCAGACGGGGTACATCCGGATGCCGTGCTGCTCCAACTCCGCAATGACACCGCGCTCCCCCTCCACTGCGGCACGGGTCGTCTCGGTGATAGCGATAATCTCCGCGCGCTCGGCCCCGAACAT